CCTTCCAATGCCAACTCCCATTGGTCCACCACGTCAAAGGCTTCCGCGTCATCGCCGTACTGCGCACCAATCGCCGCCAACATCCGCATCTCTGCATCTTCGCCCTGTGCGCTGAACTCGGCCTGTCCATCAGTCAGGAAGTCGTTAATCTGCTCGGCGGTCAAGCCAAAGCCACTGCCCAGCATTGTCCGTGCCTGCGCCTCGCTAATCTTGCCTGACTGGAAGTTGCGGACTATCCGCATCAGGTGCTGAAATTGCCGCCCTGTCATCGTCCGCAGTGCTTCGTTCACTGGCTCGCTCGCCAATGCCTCCGCCGCAGGTGCGCCTTCGGGTTGCGTGGCTTCTTCTTCAAGCGGTTCAAGCCCTGCCTTCTCGCGCAGTTCATTGCGCGTCATTATCTGGGTCAGCACCTGTTCGCTCAACTGCTCGGTCACTGGGTCGGTAGGGCATAAATACAAGCCTTCGATGTCGTTAAAGCCTGCGATGTAGTTAATCATCCGCTCCACAATCATCACCCGCGCGTTGATGTAGGTGTTTTTAAACAACTCGTAAGCCTCAATCAACTCCTTCCTTCCACCCAACTGCCCTTCGGTTTTAACGCCAAACAGCATCGGGTTGGTGACGTTATGCGCCACAAATATTTCTTCTTGGATTTGCTTGTTCAGCAGGTCAAATTGCTTGTCCAAATCGCTCGGCGTTAGCGACTGGATGCTCGGCGCGCTTTCCTTGCCACTACTGAACGTCAGCACAAATCTACCTGCGTTCCCTGCCCCGCTGAACTTGCGACGCATCATCCGCTCAATCTCATCTTTTTCTTCCTCCGTTGGTATGCCATCAGCGAAGTTTATCAACTGCCCACCCCAAAACTGGTTGCGGATGTTGTTGATGTGAAAGCGCGCTATCTCCGCATCGCACTCAATGTACGCGAGCGCACCTTGGTAATTCGGAAGCGGGTAGTGCTGAACGCCTGCGCTGTAATGGCGGTAGTAAAACATCTGCTTGCCAACGCGGTGCTTCTCATCAAACTTCGGCATCTTCTCCACTTCGTTGCCTTTCGGAAATTGCTGAATCATCCGCGCATCGTACCAGTCGGCTATCAGGAACATCTCATCGTCCAAACTAATCCGCACCTTTTGGAATGGAACGTGTTCAACAAAGGCGATGCCGCCGCCCCTGTTCCAAGTGACTGCAAGCGCGAAGCCGTTAAACAACTCTAAATCCAGCACCAACTTCTCGGTAAGGTCGTTCAAATCATCTTCAACGTTGGGGTCGCGGATGAACTCCTCCGCTCTTGCTTGCTGTTCCACCGTGCCTTTATCGCTTGCCTTCCATCCCTTGCCTACGATGTAGTGAACCTTGCCGTTGACGATGGCGCAGTGCTTCGCGCTTTTGTGGTAGTTGTCCAGCAGATAGTACGGGTATTCGTTGCGTTCACCAAACAGCACCATATTGGCCTGCTTGTTTTCCAGCATCACAGGCAACTGGTAGTCGGTGGTGGGGATGAAACTGAATGCGAATTTAGAAGCTGACATAGGTGTTGTTATTCGTTGGTGCAACGTAGGTTTCGGTTGCGGGTTCAATGTAGGCCAATCCTGTTTCGACCACTCTTGGCGCTCCCATCAAGAAGCGGCGCATCGCTCGGGTGTGGCGGTTGGTTTGCGATTTGTTGTGTGCGTGAAGCGTGCCGTTGTTGAAGTCGATTGTAAGTGCCTTATTTGCTGGCTCATCAAAATCTTGGGTCGATGACCAATAGCGTTGGTTCGCAAAGTTTCCAAATCCGTTCGCCTTCAATTTCGTGTACATTTCGGCCAATTCATCAAGCGAAGGAAGAAACCAATCGCTATACCCGTTCAGGGTCAATTCATCGCAAATCCGCGCACTTATACCCGATGTAGCGCAACTTGCCACGATTGTTGCGGTGTTAATTACGCCTTGACCAATCGCTTCGGGTGATGCGCCTTCCAGTATCAATGTTCCCTCGCATCCCCACGGCGCGTCCGTGCTTTGGTCAGCCGCCGCGCTGATGTAGGCATAGCCTGAATCCTCAAACACGAATAAGCCGCCACCAAGCGCGTCACCTGCCTCGTAGCCGTTAGCATCTTGCAACACCTCGTATTTATACTGCCCCTTCTCCAAAGCACCAAGCGTAAACGTAAAGCGGTCGTATCTCTCTTCGTAACTGGATGCGTTGCTAATCGCGTCAATGTACACCACCGTGCTGGTGTTCTTGGCAATATTGGTCAGTATCAACTTGTAGATGGTCGCGTTGGTTGCGCGTTCAGTCCACGTAACGTTAATCGTATTCGATTGGCTGGCTTTAAGGTATAGCATTACCGTTAAATACCACGCGCGACTGATTTGTACAAATTCAGCCTCGCCTCGCTGATTTGCTGAATATCAAACTTGCCCTGCATCTTGGCTCGCAACCGCTCCCCCATTTCCTTCGCCATCGCAGGTTCATTGATAAACGCCCGCATATACTTGTACCACAACTTATCCTTCTTTTCAGGCACCAGCCACCCATCCACGCCATTCTCGATGCAGTCGGCATACATCGGCACCTCGCTGGCAATGACCGCTTTGCCCATCCACGCGGCCTCCGTTATCTTCAACTCGGATTTCAGCCTGTTAAACTTGGTGTCGCGAAGCGGTGCAAGGCTCACATCCACCCAATTGTACCCCTGCACGTAGCTGTATATGTCCGCCGCTTGAATGCGTGAGTAGTTGTTGTTCTTCCCTTTGTTGCTGAACACCTGCTCGTACCCTTGATAAATCGGGTTGTTTTCGTTCCACCCCGCCAAGTAAATCATATACCTACCATCCAATTCCACCTCATCCGACAGGCGTTGCAGTGGTGACCGCATCAGTTCCACATCCTCCGTGTGCTGGGCCGCACCGAAGTAACCGAAGCGCACCCGCTCGCTTTGCGTTGGTTGCTCCTGAAACTGCTTGTATTGCAGGTATGGCGTGTTCGGGAAGATGCTGACGTTCCTGTTGAACTTCACCAACTCATCGCGCAGGTAGGTGGTAGTACAAATGATGTGGTCAGCAATCCTGATATGCTTCTCGATTATCGCAGGCATATTGGTATCGTGGTAATGCCTGTAAAAGCTATGCCCTGTGCCTAAATGCCAATAGTCATCCATATCCAAAATAATTCTTGCACCGTATTGCCGTAGGATGTTAGCCACCTGTTCCACCGCTTCAATCGGCCCTGCTATCCACGTGCGGTTGTACAGGAATAGGTCAATCGTCTTCAACTCATCCTCTTCCATCCTTCGTATATCATCGATGCTGACAAAATCCACCACCCCACCGCATAGGTCGTGAACGGCCGCATTCGGCATTTCAAGGCGATAGTAACTGCACCCTGTTGGATGCTGATTGTAAACGATGCATATTCTCATTGTGCAGATTTAAGGGTTTGTGTTGTGCAAAAATAAGAAAGCCAGTGCGACCCTTAACGCACTGGCTTTCAACCAACCCAAACTGAACTACACTTAATTCGCGCCGCCTGTGATTTGCGTACCTGACGTCACACCTGCGATGACAGTCGATAGCACCTCCCTGCAAGGCTGTGCCTCCATCGCCGTGAACGTCAACTCATAACCACCACGGTCACCCATCGCTGTTCCTGACTGCGCTGTGCCGCCCGTAACCTCAATGCCATTCGTTTCACCCAACAGCCAATACTTGCCGTTGCGGTCAGTGACAATGGCTAACAACCTGCCGTTGGAAGCAAGGCGCAACTGATTGCGCACCTCTTGCGTGAGCCTGTTGATGACCAAAGTCATTTCTTGCTGATAGAAAATCGTGCCGTTTTCAATGCTGGCGTTGGTGGTTTCAGTAAACTGCCCAACGCCCTTCGGCAACTCAAACTTGTAAAAGGCAGTGCCTCCCGAAGCATAACCTGTAAAGCCAGTCACCGTGCCTGTGGCGTTGGTGGCTATCACTCCCGATGCAACGTAAGATGCAAGCCTAATTTCGCTAATGCCGCCAACATTGTTGCGGCATCCTAATGCGTATCCTGATGTTAATGCACAGCTCATATTTTTTCTTGTTTTATAGTGTCAAAAGAAAAATAAGGGCAGGTTTCCCTGCCCTGTCATCAGCCAGCAGGTGTGGTTGCGTTGCTTGCTTTGTACAGCACCATAAACTCGGGATAAGCAAATTGCACCCCGTATTTCAGTGCCGCTTGGAAGCGAATCTGGTCGTTGTCGTAACTCGCCCAGATGCGGAAGGTATCCTCATCCGAAAGCAGGTCAGTTCCGAAAAACAGGTTGCTCAATGACGTTGCCACGATGCGGCGCGTTCCATTTAATCCATTCACCGCGCAGATTCGCATATTGGTCGCAGGGAAAAACATTTCACCAGCACCCAACTGCCCAAGGTCGCCCTGATACAAGTTCAATCCTACCAATTTATTCGCAAGGATGCGGTAAGTATCCCATCCGCAGAAGGCGTAGATGTCGTCCTTGCTGATAATTTCAACAGGGATGTTCTGATACACATTCTCAAACGCACTCACGATGGTGGTGTCGCTGAAAGCCGCACCTGCAAGGCTCGACACGATTGAAGCGGATGCAGTGGTTTTCTCCATCAGGTGCAACAAACCAACGGTCTTGTTCAGATTTGCGTCACCGCTCAATGATGCAGATGAACCAGTCCACCCTGATGCGCCAGTTGCAGTTGTTGACTGCCAAATGGCGTTTTCGATGTTCTTGGCAATCTGCTTTGCCTTCTGCTCGGCAAACGCCTGCTCGAAAGGTACACCTTCGTAGTTGCTACCCTGCGTCAACTGCGTCTGCATCCAGTACTGTTCCAATGAACGTGGACACAACTCCTCTTGCACCTTCACCCGCGCAACGCTAATGTTCCGCTGGCTGAACGTGGTTGTGCCTGACGCATTCCACGCACAGGTGGATGCGGCTTGAAACACAGCATCGGTGTCCATCAAGTTCAAGGATTCCTCAAACTTAACGCCGACGCGCTTTTGCATCAATGACTGCGTTTTTGCGTCAAAGACGGCTTTGGTCAGCAACGGCAACCGCTGTTGCTCGACATAGGACGTTAGTCCCCCGAGTGAAAATGCCATAATTTTTTTATTTTAGATTTTTAAGGTTATTTGCTAATGCTTCAAAATTCGTGTTGCGCGATAGTTTGATATTCTCAACAATCGCATCACTGGTGCGCTTGCGCGGCTCTGCGGTTGGCACCTTGCTCATCTTCTGAACCTCGGCATCCAACTGGTCAAAGCGCGCGGTGTTGGCTTCCATCGCACCTGCTAACTTCTGCATAATCTCCTCCAACTTCGCTTCCAGTGCGGCTATCCGCTCCTCCATTTTGTCGCCTTCGGGAGCAACTTCAATCTCCACCTCCTGTGCCGCTACTTCTTCCTCCACCACTGCCTCACCTGCTGGCAAATCGCCGACTTCAACAATCTTGCCGCCTTCGGTGGTGATAACGCCAACTTCGGGCACAGTGTGCTGTCCATCGGGTGCTGGCAACATCCCTTCTTCGGTTACAACGAACACAGGCGTACCTGCAACAAGGTCACCATCAACGCGCACCATCGTGCCATCTTCCAGTTTGTAATCTGCAAAATTCTGCGGCGTTGGTGTTGCGGTAAACTTCCGCAATGCGTCAGCCAATTCAGTTAAACGATTTGCTATGCTCATAGGTCGCTTTTGTAGTTAAATACCACGTGTTTGGATAGTATGCAAAAAAACGCTGAACGCTTCTTCAAGGCTCGCCATCGCCGCTTCTAAACTGGATTCAGTTGGTTGCATCCCGAAGTACCCCTCGATGCTGAATCCTGTAAACTGGTCGCGTTCTTCCCACACTTTGTCATTCTCCACTTTGAACGAACCAAACCAACTGCCATCAGGCGCATCCTC